GCCAGGACGACGAACGTTCACAGTGTTACCGATTTTTGCACCGACAACAGCAAACTGATCGTCATAGTTGCGGTCAACCTCCGAGGTGAAGGTCAACTCGTTTTCCAAGACCATCAACGCTTCGTTGGTGATCTTGGAGATGGTTAAGAGTTGGTTACTCATTTCATTTCCTTTGAATTACATGGACAAAAAAGGGTTGTCAGCGAACCTTACCCGCTTTTCGTGCTGCTTTCCATTCGGCGTAACTTCCATACCATTGTCCATCGCTGGAGATTTTGGTATCCGCTACACCAGAAACAGCCCTCAATGGCGTGACAGGCGCTGGCGCTTTACTTTTCACCACAGGTTCAGCTTTCGCCTCAAATCGAGCCTCTAGCTTACCGATTTCCTTCAAAGCTGCACGACTTGACATACCAGCCACTTTTTTAGCGAATTCGCTGTTTTCAGCTAGGTGATACAGGATTTTCGGGCCTACATCACTCTCCAGAATAGCATCACGAATATCGTTTGACACAACCACATCAGATGATGCAACCATGTCATCAAAGTCAGGCAATTCCGCTTTGGCTTGTTCTACCTTTTGCGTCCAAGATTCAATTACCTTTTGACGCTCGGCAGCTACTTTAGCCTCGGCCTCTTGCCGTTTCATATCCTCAATCCGCTTGTCAGCCGTGTACTCTGCGAGTGCTTTGGCGTATTCAAACGCATCTTGGAATTGGCTCGGTTGTGGCTCTTGATCAACAATCTGCGCTTGGGGCGCTTTTTGCTGCTCAATTGCCGCAAGTCTTTGCTCTAGTTCAACCCGTCGCTGACGCTCTGATTCTGCCTCTCGGCGAGCCTCTTCACGCTGCTTCGTAATCTCACTAAAACGCCTCTCCAGTTTCGGATTTTGCTTTTTAGGCTCATCCTGCGGTTTGGCTTCCTCTTTCGCTTCTGGTTCACTCCCTTCTGCATCCGCTACTGGCTCTGTCTCTTCAACAGCCTCAGGTGCGTTATCAGGGGCTAAACCCAGTTTTTGTGCATAGAACTCAGCCGCATTTTCGCTGGTCAAAACTTGACCCGCTTGGTTTTCGGACATACGTATCCCTACGATTTGACCCAATGAACCTCATTGGTAAGGTTGTGGTAAATCTACCACAGATTTTTTACTGTATCAAGGGATTGCGCCCTTGCGTAATGTCAGCATTTGCCGTTCTCATTGCTTGTTGTTGTTCAGCATTGCGTCTATCAATTTCCATGTTAAGGCGATTGGTGTCCATGTGATGCAACAGCAACTCCATGATCGCCTCAATTTCCATCTTGTTTTGGCTGGTCACCGCACGAGTATTTTGATCGTGGACTTTGACTTCAGCCATTGTTTCGGTGTTGTGCGCTTTAGCGGTCTGTCTTAACAGTTCCCGCTTTGTCTCAGCCTCTTGCTTAACAGATTCAATATCCATGCGTTGTTTACGCTCGACTTGGAACTGCTGTAACGCTTGTTGGAGTTGCTGATTCTGCGCCTGAATGTTCTTAAGAGCCATTTGCGCTTGGGGCGGGATATCCGACTTCTCATCAATTTGCGCCAATGGGTTAAGGGTTGCCAATCGGTCAGCAATGATGTCTGCGCCTGGGAAGTCTTGGTTTCTGAACCACAAATCCCCAATCTGAGCCATCAGGTTCGGGTCTGCAGCCAGGATTGGCGTCATCGCCTCCACCGCTGCTTGACGCTTGGAATTGTAGCCAGGGCCAGTATCCATCACCACGTCATACAAACCAACTTGAAGATTGTTATTGATGACTTTATTGACCGAATCCATCTCATTAACAGTGGTCAGATCAGGCTTGCCATCGTCCCCGATGATCCGCAAAGTGCGTTGCGTGTCGTAAATCTTCGGGATTAGGTCAAGAATCACTCGGGCAACCTGGCATTGGGATTTGGTCAGATTGTCGTAAAAGTCAAAGTTAGACAGATCAACTTGTTGTTGCTGACCATTCAACGCTTTGCCAGAGATATTGCCCTGCTTGAGTTGTGCAGGGTCAAATATGCCCATCAAGGTCTTGATATCGTCATCAATGACCGCTGTGGATGCCAAAATGCCTTGTGGAGGAGGTTCAGGTTGCAGTCGAACAGGGGCTGGCGCTGCACGACCATCAATATCAGTCTGTTTGTAGCGCAATAATGGGAATGACTTAATGTTGGCTTGTGCCCAATCGTTTTCATGTCCCTCATCTTGACCTTCTGCCATAAGCCATTTGGCTTTCGGTGCTAGAGCCACAGACTCGGTGAGCGAGGTCTGCCAGAAGTTGTACATCCGCTGTGCGTCTTTGGCGTGACGAACCATGCCAAATTTCTTGCGCTTGTCACCAACAATGCAATGCCGACCATAGACGGGGATAATCGGGATGTAACGCCCAGGCCATTCGCCTTCTTCCAACACCTCAATAGCGGTCAGCTTGCACCATTTGATTGACTTCTTGATGCTCATGCGCTCATCTATCGGATAAACGCCTCCTTGCACCAACAGTTCTTCTGCCTTTTTAAAGTCAGATTCAAAGATGCTTGATCCATCGCTTAACAGAATCAGTTTTTCACGGGTGCGAACTGTGTAAAAGTATTCAGCAAGTCGGATATCTTCTTTGGTGATCCATTCGCTTTGGCTGTCACCCGTCCCACGTTGGGTGAAACTGTCCACTTCAGCATCAGGATACATTCTCTCAAAATCCCGCTTGCTCATCATCGTGGTGACCAAGCACTTCTCAGCGTCTGAACCATCAGGCAACACCGAGTTAATGTCGTAATAGACAGTAAACGGGTTATCCACAGGATCAATGTAGATTTCTTGCTCAAAGCTGTCTTCACGCACGTAGTCGGTGCGAATGCGGATGTAACCCCAACCCATGCGAACAGCGTAGTCTGCAGCCGTGTCGTAAGCATTGTCAGCATTGGAGTTGGCTTCGATGTGCCGAATCAGTCCCTGAATGACTTGTGCGACCTTTTCATCAGCCTGGCTGTTCATCCCATGCACTTTGGGACGGGGACGCTGTTGGCGAATCTGGTTCACCACCTGTCGGCAGTAACCATCCAGTTTGTTGATGGTCAGAACAGGGCGGGACTCGAGATTGCGGGAGTTTTGTAGCTCAACAGGCCATTGATCGCCATTGACAAACTTCAAATCCTCGAGCGCCTCTTGGCGGTTCATTGTGTCGGCATCGTTTGCCAACTTAAGGAATTTCTTGGCCTCGTCAATTCGAGGGTCATAGTCACTCAAACTTGTATCTTCAGCCATATTCAGCCCATCCAAGAGTGCGCTTGCCCATAGGCTTGCGGAGTTGCTTTAGCCCTACGCTGACGAGGTTCGTTGATCATAAGACCAATGTATCGGAACGCATCTGCGCCATGACTGTAGTGGTCATGCAACGGGGTGCGACTGAATTGATTGGTTTCAGGATCAACCTCATATCGGTAGTGTCTGAGGCATTGTAAACCCTCATGGCAATTTTCTCTATCAAAATAACACGACCTAAACATCGTCCTGGCTGCGTTAATAGAGTCCACCACAGGCACACGCTCTAGAATCCTTGTCTTGTAGCCAGATGCCCTGACGATATCCTCAATGCTTCTGCCTTGGCTTGCCAACGTCTTGTTTTGGGCATCGTGCGGTAACCAAAGCGTGTCGTACACATAACCAAACGTCTGCATCTTTGCCAAGATTTCAGTCATCGTGGTTTGGTTAACCTCATAGTATCGAATCAGACGGGTTTCCATCCCAATGAACTGCACAAACCAAATGGCGGTCATATCAGCCCATCCCAAGTCAAACACCGCATGAACTGGCTTAACAGGGTCGTAAAACACTTTAGTGATGCGCCCATCAGCCTCTGCAGCTTGCATCTCTCGGGCAAAGATAGCGCCATCTATGGTCAGCCGGCACATCCCTTCCCAAACTGTGTTGTAGGCTGAAATATCCCTGCTTTTGAGTGAATCCTTTTCTTCTCTTAACGTGTCAGGAAACCACGGGTTATCCGACCAATTAATCTTCTGAACGATTGAGTTTGCAGGTGGATTAGCCACAAACCTTTGATAAGTTTCGTCTGTCTCCAGTTCAGGGTTGAACGTGATCCATATCTCAGACTTCTCTTTTCGGATGGTCGGTATCAGCACGTTCCATGAGTGTCGGCTGACTGTTTGAGCTTCCTCCACCCAACAAACGTCCACACCTTCATACGACTTAACATTTGCCACATTGTTTTTAAGACCCACAAAGTTAAATTCTGAGCCATTCTTCCCTCTGATCTGAGCCTGAGTAACCTCAAAAAACGTGTCCAACCCCATCGCCGTGATCTGGTCGCTTAACAACTTGTGCACCGAATCCTTGATGGACGTTTGGAACTCTCGAGCGCATAACACTCGTAATGGGGACTGAACTGCCTTGATCAGCAATGCCCTGGCAACGCCCCAAGACTTAGCACCACCTCGTCCACCAAACAGAACTCGATAGCGGATGGACTCAGGCTTGAACAAACACTCCAGCTTAGATGGGAACTGGACTTGCGCTATGGCTGCTTGGACTTCACTCATTTGGCTTTACAAATGAGACTTGGATGCCTTGAAGTAAAGGCGCTCCATCAGCACCTGTAATTTCTTGTTTGACCTGCTCCCGATACTTCTTAGGGAACCTTGCAGCCATGCTTCGTGACCATAACGTTGGGTTCAGTTTTGGCCCTTCTTTTGTCTCAACCATGTAAGAATGAGCCTGATTTTCCCACCATGCTTGTTCAAAATCCTTCGCATCTGTTAAGGCTTGCGAAAATTCTGGGAATCTGTCACGCCATTCATACAATGTTCTTACAGGCGTGTTAAGGTCATAGCAGATTTGCTCGATGGATTTGCCGAGTTTGCCCAACTCTACAACCCTTTCACAGTATTCGGGTTTGTAGAGGGTTGGTCTACCTACTGGGCGTTTTTCTTCACTCATTTTTTCTTGGCTTTTTTTTCTGCCTCTCGTTTTATGGCATAACTGATTGCCACGGCCTGTTTGATAGGCTTGGTTTTTGCCTCTTCCTTAACGTTGGCTTTGAATGCTTTTTCAGATTTAGATTTGACCAAGGGCATGATGACTCCTTAACAGTTCCAGTTCTTCAGGGACGCTTTGGCTCGTTCTGCTGGGCCTTTGGCGTTCTTAACAACCCCTTCCATTCTGGCGCAGAATGAGGGTTTCAAGTTCGAATTGTTTTTTTTTGTTGTACTCAGCCCGACCTTTCGCAGTCATCCCTGCGCCTTTTTCAGTCGGGTTGTAAGTCTTGTCTTTGCCCGTGGTTTTGTGCGAGATCGGCTTGTCGTGCTTTTTCATGCTTCCTCCACAAATGCAACATCTTGCCAAGACATTTTAAGATGACGCACCCCATCAATGTCAATGGACTCAAACTTGAGATATTCGTCTGCAGCATCTCGAGCCACAGTCCCAAAATGCACCTTGTCGCCCACGTTCAGCCCCACATCTTCAGCTTCTGGGCCGACTGCCATCACATATCCACAGGTATCAGCACCCTGAACCTGACTCAAATCAAGTAAAGCTGATGTAAAGCGTTCTTCGGGCTTAACAATGATCTTGTCACGCAGAGGTTTCAACATTCTTCCTCCGAGTGTATTTGCGCTTTTCTCTAGGTGTTTCTACTGATTTTTCGTCTATTTGTTGCATTTCAACAACAGTCAGAGCAATCATTTTTTCTTGGAATTCGCCACACCATTCGGTGACCGAGCGATTCTGAAAAGAGGGGTATCGGCGACACAAGCCTAACCGATCCCCAAAGCCGATCAAGAAAAATCGGCAGCAACTACAATTCTGCGTAGCCAAGATACATCTCCTATCTTTGGTTAGAAACCCCCAGGGCTTACCCCGCCTTGGGAGGTTTCGCTATTAACCTCGCTTGTGGTCGTAAACAACCTTCTCGCCCATGTGACCTTTGAATTCACCCAAGCGACCATCGTGTTTGCCCATGTGGGAACTTTCACGCTCGCCCATGCCATCCATTTTGCCCATGCCAACGCCACCAGTGATAGGGGCTTTGCGCTCACCAGAAGTGTCGCTAGACAATGCTGCTTTCGGTGCTTTTGCGCCCGTGTGGGAGGGCACTCCATCACCTTCACGATCCACTTTACTCACATGGACTCGTTTTTCGCCAGACATATCGCTGGACATGACGCCTTTGGGCATCTTTTCTTTCCCGTAATAACCCATGATGATTCCTTTGCAAAGAAATGCCATAATTGGCTAAACCATTATAGGAGTTTTTCTCATGCCTACCAACTTCAAAATCACCAGAGAATCTGCCAAGTCCTCTGAACCCAAGCACTACGTGGTTGAGCGTGAGTACAAGGCCGAGGCTCGTAAAGTCGCCGCCCTTGAAAAAGAACTCAAAGAACACGAAAAGACCGACATGGCTCATGCACACCCCATGCACCGCAGCCATGAGGCTCAGAAAGACGCACCGCTGCCCAATATGCGGAAATACTAAGGCAACGGCACATTACTAGGCCACCTGCTTTGTTCAATCAAGGTTTGAATGGTGCGCTTATGTGCCCTTTGCCATAGGTCTTGGCGTTCTTCTTTTGTCAGGTTCTTTCCCTGATCAACTTCGTAATGGCAGTTCAGGCACAAAGCTGCCACTTGGTTGTCATCAGCTTTAATCCCTCGTCCCTTGCCCGACCCCCAGTTGGTGTGGGCTGCTTGAACCATGTTCCCAGAACCACAGTTCTGACAATCCAGGCTTGCCACCAGCTTGAGTAGCTTTTGCGACCTGACGTAATCGTGCTTGGGAAACTTCATTCAGCAGCCTTTACCGCCATGCGCTCATTGGCTTGCTCTGTACGCCAAATATCGATTCTCATTCTGGCTGCTTCCATCTTCCACTTAAGCGTCTCTTCAACCTCAATGGCTTCAGCCAAGCCTTTCAAAAGTTCTTGATATTCAGCATCAGCATAAGCCTCTCGCTCTTGTGCGTTTGCTGCCTCAATCCCATTTATCAAAGCATCTTTCATCAATAAAGCCTTTTTGGATTTTCTGAATTCTTCCAAATAAACTCTTTCAGACTTTGCTTTGGCAAATGCTGGTGCATTCTTCAGAATGAAATCTACTGCGGTGTGTGGTGCTTCCATGATCAATCTCCACAAAAACAAGCAATTGATTCATCGTTGCCAAACATATCTGTTTGATTTTTTGCAAATTCCATCATTTCCGCATAACTTGGGCGATCGGTTCGGAAACGCGCACCGCTAGGCTTGCTTGCCAGAGCCAGAGCCTCCATTTTTGCCCACCAAACCGCACGTTCAGGTTTTTCCGCAATTAAACTCAAAATTTGTGAACCGCCTTTAAGATAACAAAGGTCACAATTGCCGTGATAAGTTACACCGCGAATGTTGGGTAGTTCAAGATCAAATGCCTGGTTTTTCCAAAACTCACCAACTATTTCTTTTGTGACTCCAGCGGTAACTAAAGGAATCCTAGATTTATCGGCAATCTTGGCTGCTCGGCGCTGTTCATCAGCCCTCATGCCAACCCAATC